CACGATGGGATCATGGTCTGTTTGCCATCATTTTAAGGAAGAGCCAGCAACTGACCCATCCCATTATGAAACTGTAAATGAATTGTGTATCGGTCATTGCGTTTCCCTTCGCTCGACTGGTCTGAATGTTGTAACACAGACAAGCGTCTAGGTGGCGGATTCGACCTCGGAACCAATGAGGGAAACACAATCAGTCCCGAGGTCTAGCGCGAGGAGAATGAAATCCTCGGGCGATTTAAGGCTTGGGCAATGCCCGCCATGCAGCTTCAAATGCTTCCGCAGTTTGGTTTGCCATCTCAAAATGGAGCCAATTTGGGTTGCCTTGATAGGAGCCTGCGTTGTCGTCGGCGGTGTAGATCTTGACGCCCTTCTTGCCTTCTCCTCGAGAGCATCGGTAGCCCGCACCGTACTCGCCGTAGGCGTACCAATGCAGTTCGCATAGTCCGAGGGCTTTTGAGTTAGCAAGGAACCAGTCCCACATCTCGCGGGCTTGTGCTTCGTCTTTGTATTGAATGTCCGCCGCGAAGCCCGTCGCATGAACCGATAAGCCAGCATTATTTCTCATCGGACGATTTGCATACGCCCCAAGCGACTTGGTGCCCCAACGCTTTCCGCAAAGTTCAATCAGTTTTGCCGTTACGGGTTGAGTGGCTTTGCCATCCCAAGATGGATAGTACGGATAGACCCTATTCGGCATCGGTCTGCTCTTTAGGTGGATTCTTCAACCCGTTCCCAGCCACGAGGCCCACCAAGGCTCCAGCCAATGTGGAAAGTACATAAGTCAGGATGCTGACCATCTCTTGATCTAACTCACTGGCTTCGACTGGCTGCACAACAAAGAGAACGCCATAGATCATTGCAAGAACAGACACGACAAGGACGAACGACAAAGTTACTGCGACGACAAAGACAAGTCGTGCTTTGATTTCTTCGTTGCTGAGTCTTTTTTCTAGTTTCATGGGCATTTGCTTTCTAGGAATCCGGTGCCTTTTGTTGTGTCACAGTTGTGACGTTCACGATCAGCGCAAGCGGTAAGCGATGTCAAAAAGACCAATAAAATTAGGCTATTTCGCATCTGGTTTCACCCAGCCAGCCTTGATTAGTTCGGCTTCGGTTGGTTGTGGTTGGTCATTTTCCCAAAGAATAATGCCGTATTCATTGGTTGCCCATCCTGATTCAAAACCAAGGGCATTAAGGGCTGTGATAATTGTTAGTTGGTTCATGCGCTTATTTCCATAAGTGTCAAAGTGCTTGAGCCGTACGCCTGAACAGATACCTCAGCGGCATTGATTCCGTTAGCAAATTGCACTTTGTAAGTTGTTGATGAAGTTGTTGCAGGACTATCTAAATAAGAAAGACTAGCCCCGCCGCGCAATTCAAGAAGGCTGTTTGTATATAACTGTCCGCTCAACGATATGACGGTTGTAGCCCCACGAACTAGACGAAGATTCACTTCGCTTTGTGAATTGCCTGCGCTTTTTCTAATCGGCATTGACATGAACGCCAAGATTTTATTAGTTGTTGCTTGGGGAGTGATTGAAGCCGTCAGTCCTGAGTCGGCATATGTGCTAGTCGAATTTGAAGTCACTGAGTCGTAAGATGCGTACACAACTTGCAAGACACGAAATGCGCCCCTCAAGTTGTTCATCTGATCTGCGGTCAGAATCGCCCCAGCAACAAAGGCTGCCGGAAGGTTGGTTGGTGTTGCCATGTTTGTCTCCTTTAGAAACTTAGAAGGTTGGTTGTTGAGAGCGTTCCGAAAATTGCGTCGTTCAATGTGAGGTATTGGTTGCCGTCTGTGGACTCAAAAGTGTACGAAACAATGTGAGACCCTGGAACGATGCGGTGTTCAATTCCTGAGGTAATCAAGGTTTGCGATTCTGATGTTGGGGTGCCAGTTGAGTAGTCCTTTTGCACCGTCACAATTGACGTGAGGTCGATGGCGAAAAGGATTGACCATTGTGCCGAGGTAAGAGCTGCTAGTTCGCATGAGACGCCTGTGAAACGGACGACTGGGTTTCGGTATTTACCAAGAAGGTATGCGCCTAATCCTGCGACTTCTGCGGTTGTTGAGTTAAGCAGTTGAAGAAGGTTGTAGTTCTGCGCCTGGTACAAAGCAATTGAGGTTGCATCTGACGAGGTTTGTGCAGCTCCTGCGGGTGATTGCGTCACGATGTAGTTGTAAAGCAACTCTGATCCGTACTGGTTGACGAGGCTCATGTATGGGATGCCTGTGCCGTTGGTTGTGAACGAGGCTCCCGAAACAGGGTTTAGAACACTCGACCTTCCCTTGAAGGTGAGGGTTCCGTCGGCTGAGGTGTAAAGGTAGCCCTGCTCGGAAGTGTTGATTTGCTGAAGGTAATTAAGGACGTTTGTGTCCTGGGAGACCGCGTAAGCGCCGAGAGTTGACGACCCTGTGCCGATAGACCTTGCGCCCTGATAGGCGACCTCTGGACGGTCTAGGACGGCTGTGACGCGCAATCCTGAAGTCTGTGCGGACGGGGTGAAAGCGTTAAGTTGCTGATTGGCAAGGGTGCCGAAGGTGTCAACGCATCTGGCGACCATTCTGCCCTGGTTGGCGTTTTGGTAGTCAAGGTTCCAGTCCTCGACGAAGCCTGAGTAAATGGGGGTGCCGTTGGCATAAATGATGATTGGGGCGCGAGGCAACACGAACGGGTAGTAGATCGAGGATGTGTTGAGCGGGTCAAGAACTCTCGAGTTGTTGTTAAAAACGACTTGTGCGGTTCCTGCGTTGAATTGGTCAAGTTGACGGTTGCGTCCGCGTCGAATGTTGACAGACATGACGATTGACGTCAGATCTGCGTATGCGAGACCTCCAAGGGTTCCTGTGTCAAGTTTGCCGTAGGTGGCGTTGTCGAGTTGGAACGGGTTACCGAATCCTGTGGTCGTTTGGAATCCGACGAGGACTTGGTAGGTGGGGACGGTCATTAGAAAGTAACCGCCGGTGCGAATACAACGCCTGAGTCGCGTTGCGCTGCAAGAATCGCGTCGATGATGTCCTGCCCAATGGTCGCAGGAGAACTGATGAGTCCTGCGTCCAAGTTGATAACGAGGTTGTCAAATGGCCCGATTCCGCCGATGCCTGCTTGCTCGAATCCGCCTGCATTTCCTGACGTGTTGTCTATTGCGGGTGCTGCGGTGTTTTGTATTTTGCCTGGAGCAGCTGCTGCGATTGCGGGTGGGGCGCTGAAGACGTCGGGGTTTGCTGCAATGATTGTTTTTTGTGATTCTTCAAAGGCTCGGACGCTCGTCATGCCTCCTCCGCTGTCGCCTGATCCGCCGATTTTGGGCATTGCAAAACTTTTGCCACCGAGCAAAGGAACCCAATCGGGGATGGTAAACGCCAATTTGCCAACGGTGTTATTCCAGACGGCAGCGATTGCGTCAAAGACAAATGTTGCTGCGCTGAGTAATGCCTTGAAAAGCGGGATTGTGACGTTGTTGATGTAAAACTTTATTGCGCCGAATATCCCGTCAACAATTGTGCGGAAGGTTTCGAATTTCTTGTAGGCAATGACGGCTGCTGCTGCAACCAATCCGATACCGATTGCGATGGCGGTGATTGGGTTGATGCTCATGGCGATGTTGATTGCGACAACTGCTGCTGCAATGCTTGCAAGTGCGACGCCAATGACGGTGAAGAATTCGGGGTTGTCTTGCGCCCATTTTGCAAACTTGTTGACCAGGGGAAGAACGGCGTCAAGGACGGGGATGAGGGCTGCGCCGATTCCTTCTTTGAGTTCAGCGATGCCAATAGTGAATCGCGCAAGTTGACCTTCTGTGGTGTCTCCTGCTGCCTTGCCGAATCCGCCAAAGTTTTCAGTCAGTTTTTCTTGAATGGCTCCGAAATCTTTTGATTTAATAAGTCCCTGATCGAGTCCGAGTCCAAGTTTGCCGAGGGCGTTGGTGTTGCCGTCATAACCTTTTGCTAATGCTGCCGTGACAGTTTCGAGGCTTTTGCCTGATCCTTTTGAGATGTCAACAGCAAGCGCAAGGAGTTCCTGTGCCTTTGTGACGTCCCCTGTGCTTCGCGATAACCGAGCCATAGCCGGACGAAGTTCATCGTCAGCGGTATTGGTTGAAAGCATAAGAGAGTCAATGAATTCTCCGTTGGCTTTGATTGCTTCGTCTGTTGCGGTTGTTGATTTGCCAAGTGCAATGGCAAGAAGGTTGGCTGCTGCCTGGTCTTCAATGGCTGCCTTTGCACAGTCAAGAAGTCCAGCTGCTAATGCTGCGATAGCAATGCCTGCGGGGACGGCTGCTTTCTTGATTGCGAATTGTGCCTTTTCGCCGTTGGTTTCAAGGTTCTTGAATTCCTTGACTGCCTTGTCGATTCCTGCGCCGTTGAACTCTGTGATAATTGGGATTGCGATTGTCATTTGAGTTCTCTTTCGACGCGGGCTTTGACTTCATTGGTTGCGCGTAGAAGTTCGCGTTCAATCTCTCCGCGTTTGCGGAACACGGCGGGTCCGAGGACGCGCGTATGGTTCGGGCGCAGTTGCCCAAGAGAATCGCCCAGGCGGTTTTGGTTGGCTCGTCCCGCTGCTTCAAAGACTGCAGCTGCGACATTGGTCTGGGTGATGTAGATCAGGGAAGTTGCCTCTCGAGAAGCGTCAACCTTTAACTTGACTCCAGCAATTGCCTTTGATACGGAGAACGGGAATATCTTTTTGTTGGCTTGTTCCCATTTGCGAGCCATACCAGACAGGGGGACTTTTGTGTAGCCCTTCTGGACTTCTTGAATGGCGGGTGCAGCGATTTTTGTTGCGTCGGCGGTGAACTGTTTGCGCAGTCCAGGCTCAATTTTGTTGAGAGAACGGATTGCGTCACGGACGCCGACGACTTCAAGTGATGTGCTAGTTGTCATCGTCTGCTCCTTTGTGCTTTCTGTTGTTCGTTCAACACGTCGACAACCGTGAAGAGGTCGTCTGTGTCGAATGGGATGTCCGGTGTCCAGTATCCAGTCGCGACAAGTACCTCTGCTAATGAGCGTCGGTAGCTGCCGCTTCTGTAAAACTTGGCGATTCCTCCGACAAGACGTCGATTGCTTTTGTGTTCTTGATGAATTGGTCAAAGGCAAGGGGAACCATGACGCCCGCCACCTTTGCACTTTCATACGCAAAGAACGCAAGGTCTTCTGCCCCGATGCCGTTGGCAAGGCTTGATGCTTGCCGTTTGAATTTGCGTTCCCATGCCACGACAACGAATAGATTCGTTTCGCATTCATAGGGGTCGCCTTCAATCGGTGTTACTTGTAGTCGGATTTTCATTTGTTTCCCTCTTTTGTTTTCTAGACGATGTCTCGTGCCCAAGTACCGTTTGAGAACGAAATACTGGCTACCGCAAGGGTGCCAATCGACGACATGATGACAGGTGCTGCATCAAGTGTTGCCGTCGTAATCGTGTATTCCGGATTGCTCGGGCCTTCTGTGGTTCCTGATGGAGACACAACGATTGTGCATGAACCCGCAGCGATGATTGCTGCCAAAAGTGTTTCGACTTCACCGACGCCGTATGAGAGATACAGGTCAAGGTTGACTGCAACGCTTTGCAATCCCTTTGTCGCCTGTCGGCCAGTATCTGCCAGCGAAGTTGACTCGAGAAGCTCGTAGCCAACCATGACTTCACATTTCGAAAGTTGATCGGATACGTCGTAAACGGTTCCACCTGTGGGGGTGATATTGCAGGTTGCACCTGACAGGAATGTACTTGTTGCCATTGTGGCTCCTTAGTTTCTACGCACGGCGATTG